AGGTCATGTCATGACGTATGCAGAAAGATTTAGAATCAGAAAGTGTTTAGCAGATACTGGTAGTGGTCTAGCACAGATTGATCAGCTGAAAGCTATGGGACTTAGAATACAAGGATTCAATTTTACAGTCGGAAGCAAAGTAGATTTATTTTCAAACCTAAGATTAATGATGGAGACAGGAAGTATTGAGTTGCCACACGTAGAAAAATTAAAAGCACAACTAATATCATTTACACAGGAAACCTCTCCAACTGGTAAGATGTTATTACACGCACCTTCGGGAATGCATGATGACTATGTAGATTCACTAGCATTAGCTGCGTATAATCTCAAAAGAGGGGCGTTTAGTAGCTTTTTTGCCCGTCCAGTTAAAAAGATTTAATAATGAAGAGGTATTTAATAACTATATTCATATTCAATGGCATCAATCGCTGAACGTTTCAAAAACTTATTTGTACAAGAAGCCGGTAAAGGTAAAGTATCCGCAGTCAGAGGTTTCTTCAGCAGCTATGGACAAGACTATGCACTTACTAAAAACTACGCTACTTACGAAAGAATATATAAGGAAGTTCCATTGGTCCAGGCAGCAATCAACTATACATCAGACCTTACAGTTGGTGTGGGCTACGAACTTATTAGTGAAGACCCAAGAGAGAAACAAAAAGTATCTGAGTTTTTAGACTCAGTTAATTTTCACGTATTAGCACATCAAATCGCAAAACAATTATTAGTATACGGTAATTCATTCGTTGAATTAATCCGTGTGGGTGACCAATTAGTAGATATCAAAATGTTACACCCAAAAACTATGTCAGTGGAATTGTCGAAAGACGGAACGGGAGAGGTTGTAGGCTATAAACAAAAAGTATCAGTATCAAATTCAATTGACTTTACTCCTAATGAGATTGCTCATTTTTATATGAATGTGGTTGATGACTCGGCTGTAGGCACATCTGCTATCGAATGTATTAGAAGTGTTCTAGGTATTAAGTTACAAATGGAACAAGATTTAAAATTAATTTCTCATAGATATGCAGCACCTCAGGTTCACTACAAATTAGGTAGTAGTGACGAACCGGCAACCCTATCACAAATAGACGACTTTGAAAATCAATTGAACGATCATAATCCAGAAATGGATTTAATAACAAACTATAACATCAACGCAGATGTATTACGACCTCTCGGTACTAAGATCGGTGTCGAAGAATTTATGAAGCACATTGAACAACAAGTAGTCGCAGGATTACAAGTGCCTGAAGTAGCATTAGGTCTAGGACAAAACATTACCGAAGCTACAGCTAAAGTTCAAGTAGCAATTTTTGATAGACGTGTTAAATCAATCCAAGAAGTTCTTACCGCACAAATTAACACAAAGATTATTGACCAAATAACAAGCAGACCTGGAATGGTTGTTTGTGAATTTGGTGAGTTCAGCAAAGAAGATGAAGATGTCAAAGTAAATAGATTACTTAGACTAAAAGCAGCTGGAGTAGTTAATGCTCAATACGTAGCACAACATTTGGGAATTGATCCTAAATTTATTCCTGATGAGGTAGACCCAAAAGGCGTAAGCCAAGATATAAAAGGTCTAGACGATTCAAAGACTAACGTATCTCCAAGAAAACAACCTTTGAAAGAAGGTTTCTATTATGTGAATAAAGATGGCGAGTTGGAGGCACAATGGTAGTACCGTTTAAGATTGTAAGAAATCCTTACGACAGAAACAAGTATCAACCAGTATATGCCGGGGACGATGCCGATGTATTATTCAAGACTTCACATACAGCGAGATTACAACCAGTTGGATTAGGAGAACCAGGAAAAACAGATGGACAACAATGGGTCAATAACAAGTTCTCTACAAAACAAAATAATACTAATCAAACTTATACTATTGTTAATGCTTTAGACTTAGGTCAAAAGCCAGAGAGTTCTAGAATAAATACTCGAAGAAGTATGTACAATTATTAAAATGGACAGCACAGAAAAACATCACGCACTCAAACTTATCTACGACCACTTAAAAAATACAAACCCAATCTATGAAGGTTGGCAGTTTGGAAAACCAGAAGGTCTTAATTATTACATGGAAATAAGCATTGATAATAAAACATATAGATTCCGTGGAACTAACATCGATCCCGATGATAAAAGATTACCTACAATAGATGCAGACATTGAAGCTATTTTAGAAACAATGTCTGTACCTTCTGATATTAAAAAAATTCTAAGAGACGATGGCGACACAGGCTGTTAAGAATTACACTTTTAAATAACAAAACCCATACCTTTTTATGCCAGTCGATTTTGACCGTTGCGTAGCAGATGTAACTAAACAGCAGATTAAGAAAGGTAAGTCAGCGAAAGCTGCACGTTCTAGTGCGTTTGGTATTTGTACCGCACAATTCAAGAAAGCTGGTAAAAGGTATAAAGAAATGGAAAATACGAAATTAAATTTCGTTGTACCTATTGTCGAACTATTACAACAGAAAGATGATGATAAACTCGATAATGTTATGCGGATCGAGGGTGTAGCAATCGAAGAAACTACTTCCCGTAACAACGTTACATATAAAGTAGATGAACTCGAAATGGCTGCAGACACGCTAGTTGGAGCACCTCTTCTGAAAGATCACAACAACACAGTTGATGGGATTGTAGGAAAAGTAACAGAAGCTTACATGGACGGAAAGCAATTGAAGTTCAAAGCAGAAGTTATGGACGATAGCATGAAAGAGAAAATCAGAAATGGTTTAATCAAAAATGTTTCTGTAGGTTCCAAATTAAAGGAACTACAAAAAGTAGTAGAAGATGAAGTTACTAAATTCGTAGCTAGAGGAATTGAGTTCTTAGAATTATCCTTGGTAGCAGTACCAGGTGTGAAGGGAGCAACATTCTCTCAATCAGTTACGGAAGCCTTCGATGCATTCGAAGTAGAGGAACGAAATAAAATGGAAAATAAATTAAAAGCAATAGAAGAAAAATTGGCTTTACTTTTAGCTAAAGAATCAGAAGAAGAAGTTCTTGAAGAAGAACCTGAAGCTGAACCTGAAGCAGAAGCAGAAGCTGAAGACAACTCAGAAGAATTGGAAGAAAAATTTTCAGCAGTTAACAAAGAAATGTCTGAATTAAAAACAGCATTACTTGAAGTAACTAAAGAATTAGTTTCCAGAAAATCTGTAGTTTCAGAAAATACAAACGTTGGTCCAGAATACGCTAAAGGAGACTTAGTTTCCGAAAGAGGTAATTACTGGCAAGAATGGGATATGTCCTACTGGAAGGAAAAACACCCATTAGCAAAATTAAATTAGATAAAAAATGGCAAGTTCACAAATGATAAATATGCCTGGAACAACCTTCCACGCTGTAGCGTCAGGTGCAGTTACTGCTGGTGACTTATTAGCATCAGCTTCCGGTGACGACAAAATGACAGCTATCAGCCAAGCAGGTTATGTACCAGCAGAAGTAAAAGTATCAACTGCGACAAACGCAGACGATTTATTAATCGTGGGAGTAGCCCTTACAGACGCAGCAAGCGGAGAAACATTATCCGTAGCAACCTCCGGAGTATTCATCTTTGAATCAGGAGCAGCAGTTACAGCTGGAGCTTTAGTAGCTTCAGAAACTACAGCTCAAAAAGTTGAAGACGCAACCTTATTCACAAAGGTAATCGGAACAGCATTAACAGGTGCATCAGCAGCAGCTAAGTATGTGTTAGTGAAATTAAATCTATAGGAGCGTAAAGGAAAATGAATAAATATATTAAGGAAAGTGGAATTTTATCCACAGGTAGTACATCTACAGGTTCTAACGTATTAGCTCCTACAATGGTGTACAGAACTCTTCAAGAAGCAGTTCGAAAACAATTAGTATTCAGACCATTGGCAGCTTTATTGATCGGTCCAGGAGAAATCCCAGGTCCAGCAGTAAAAGTGTCACTACAAGATCCAGACTCAATGTCTGTTCACAATGTAGCAGAAGGTGCTGAATTACCATACGGACAAGAAACATACAGTCAAATAACTATTACTCCGGCAAAATACGGTGTCGCAATCGGTATTACAAGAGAAATGGTTGAGGATTCAATGTTCTCAGTTATGGAAAAAAATGCACAAACAGCTGGTTACGCATTAGCTGACAAAGAAGATCAATTAGTTGTTACAACTTTAGAAGCAGGTTCAACTGCTGCAAGTCACGACAACCAATATAGTACTTCAATGACATTAGCTGAAATCACAACTAGTATGGCATTATTAGAAGCAGATGGTTACACACCTACTGATTTAATCGTAGGTACAACAGTAGCTTCTGATATCAGAAACTTAGCTAGTTTAAACACAGCTAACTTGAGTATCACTTCAGGTGATATTGCAAACATTCGATTGATTGGTAACATCTTCGGTATGAACGTAATCGTTTCAAGAAACTTATCAAATGCAACAGACGCATTTGTAATTGACAGAAACCACGCATTCGCAATCGCAGAAAAGAGACCAGTTACAATGGAAAGATTTGATGACTTCATGAGAGATACACATAATATGGTAGCTACCATGAGAATCGCAGCTCGATACTTGAGAGGCGAAGCAATCTCAAAACTTTACATCTAAATAAGGTAGGGGCTTAGACCCCTCCTTTTTTTTTAATAATACTTATAAACTTCTAACAACTTAATTTATACATTATCAGTCATGGCTATCAGCAATCAGTACGGAGACAGAGAATATAAAAAATTCATAGAATCAACGTCCGTAGCTGGGCAAATCGGAGTCGTAGTTCTAAACCCAGATGGTAGTAATATTTCTGGTGGAGGAGGAGGCGGCGGTGGTAGCACAACTCAATATGCAGATGGTACAGCTGTAGCAGGTGGTCAAGTTGGTATTGTCAATATGGCTTCTGACGGAAGCAACTTACAATTCTTATCTTCAAATTCTTCAGGTGAATTAAACCTAAATAATATCGGTGGTACAATATCATTACCAACAGGAGCTGCTACCGAATCAACACTTAACTCTGCGTTAACAAAATTAACAGACATTGAAACAAACACTGACGCATTAGCAACTGTAACAAAAACAACTGTAGGTTCTGACACAGGACTTGACGTAAATGTTATTAGCGGTATAAATGTAGAAGTAGATTTAGACGCAGCAGATGACAGTGTTCTTGTATATGGTTTTGACGGATCATCAAATCAAAAGATAACAACTGATGCTAACGGTCATTTACAAGTAGATGTATTAAGTTCAGCATTACCAAGCGGAGCAGCAACAGAAGCTACACTAGCAAACTTAGATACAACTGCTACAGCTATACTAGCAGATACCGCAGCAATTGATACTTCAACCGCAAGCGTAGATACAAAATTAACAACTACCAATTCTAAATTAACAGACATCGAGACTAATACAGATAGCTTAGCAGTAGTCGGCGGAGGAACAGAAGCCACCGCAGTAAGAGTTACTTTAGCTAATGATTCTACTGGATTATTATCAGTAGATGACAATGGCGGCAGTTTAACAGTTGACAATGCAGGATTAACAGAACTAGCAGCTGCGATTAACTCAAGTAAAGTAGATGTAAACATTTCTTCAGACGGAGCAGGATTAGCAACACAAACAACTCTTGCAGCTGTAGAGACAGACACAGGAAGCATTGATACTAAACTTACAACAACTAATTCTAAATTAACAGATATAGAAACCAATACAGATTCTTTAGCAGGACTTACAAAAACAACAGTTAGTTCAGATACTGGTTTAGATGTTAACATTATTGGAGGAGTTGCTTTAGATGTAAACTTATCCAATGCAAATGATGATGTATTAATATACGGATTCGATGGAAGTTCTAATCAAAAAATTAAAACTGATTCTTCAGGTAATTTACAAGTAGATATAGTGGCAGATGCAGCAGGTTTAGCAACTCAAGCTACCTTAGCAAATTTAGATACTACAGCTACAGCAATTCTTGCAGATACAGCTGCTATCGACACATCTACAGCATCTATTGATACTAAATTAACAACAACCAACAGCAAGCTTACAGACATAGAAACTAATACAAATTATGGAGCAGTCGTAGGTGGCGGTGTTGAAGCTACAGCATTAAGAGTAACACTAGCAAACGATTCAACAGGTGTATTATCGGTAGACGATAATGGCGGTTCCCTGACTGTTGATAACGCAGGACTTACTGAATTAGCAGCAGCAATCAATTCAAATAAAGTAGATGTTAACATATCATCTGATGGTGCTGGTTTAGCTACTCAAACAACTTTAGCTGCAGTTGAAACTGACACTGGAAGTATCGATACAAAACTTACAACTACAAACTCAAAACTTACTGATATAGAAACTAACACAGATAGCTTAGCAGGATTAACTCAAACCACAGTTGGAGCAGATACAGCATTAGATGTAAATGTAGTACAAGGTATTAATGTTGAAGTAGATCTTGATGCGGCAGACGATAGTGTTCTTGTTTACGGATTTGATGGTTCAAGCAATCAAAAGATCAAAACAGATTCATCAGGTAATTTACAAGTAGATATAGTGGCAGATGCTGCTGGTTTAGCAACCCAATCTACTCTAGCAAATTTAGATACTACAGCTACATCAATTCTTGCAGATACAGCTGCTATCGACACATCTACAGCATCTATTGATACTAAATTAACAACAACCAACAGCAAGCTTACAGACATAGAAACTAATACAGACTTTGGAGCA